TCCGCGCGTGGCAACGAAGGGTGGAAAGGCCGGGGACATGACGATCGATGATCTTGTGTCAGAGATGGCCGCTTCCACTGACTTCAGCCCCGCGTTCGGCTCGAAGGCTCGTTCTGGAGGAAATTCCGCGAGCGGGAATGGAAGCGTGAACGGCGGCCGACCGAAAGTGATCGACGCCGATGACCAGGGTAGTCTCTCGGCTAGTCTGGAAGACATCGCTGCAGGCAAAGTAGCAGTTCGCATGGGCGGCGAGTCCGCTCTGGCGTAACACCCCTCAAAGTCAGGCGAGTTCCTGACGACCTCAGTTGACGCGACGCGTCGTCTGTTCGTATAGACGTCCAACCTTTTTCACGATCTGAGGATCCACTCAAATGAGCAACTCCCTGAGCGTCATCACCCCGAAGGTCCTCGCCCGAGCGCTGATGGTCCTCCGCGGCAAGCTGATCATGCCCATGCTCGTGAACAACGACATGAGCGCTGAGGCAGCCAAGAAAGGAACAACGATCGACGTGCCTATTCCGGCGGCGCAGGCCGTGACGGACGTCGTGCCCAGCAACACGAAGCCGGCGTTGGTCGACACCGCTCCGTCCATCGTGCAGGTCCCACTGGACCAGTGGAAGATGACGAGCTTCCACCTCACCGACAAGGACATGCAGCAAATCGACGCGAACGAGGCTTTCTTGCCGATGCAGACCCTCGCCGCGGTCGACGCCCTGGCCTCAAGCATCAACGGCTATCTTTTCGGTCTCGCCAATCAGGTTCCGACCTGGATCGGTGCAGCTGGCACGACTCCGTTCGCCTCTGACGCCTCAGCAGCGATCAGCGCGCGCAAGATCTTGACGGCTCAAAAAGCTCCGGACGACGGCCTTCGCTCTATCGTCCTCGATCTCAACGCCGAAGCGAATGCCCTCGCTCTACCCGCCTTCGCGAATCTCGAGCAGACGGGTGACCAGGCAGTCAAGATCGAAGGCATCCTCGGCCGCAAGTACGGCCTCAACTTCGGCTCTGACCAGCAGGTCCCGACTCACGTCAAGGGTGCGGCCACTGGCACGTCCATCACCGTCAACGGCTCTAACGCCGCGGGCGCTGGTTCGGGTGTCGCGGGCTACTACACTGGCACGCTCGGTGTCAAGGGTCTGACGTCTTCGTTCACTGTCGGTGACCGTTTCACGATCGCGGGTGACAGCGCGCAGTACGTAGTCGTCGGCATCCAGTCGGGCACCACACCAACGCAGGTGCTGATCATCTCGCCGGCTCTGCAGGCCACTCACGCCGATGGAGACGCGATCACTCTGGTCAACACCCACGTGCAAAATCTCGCGTTTCACCGCAACGCGTTCGCGTTCGCGATGCGCCCGCTGGTGCAGACGACGCAGGACACGGCGATGGGCAGCAAGATCCTGTCCATGACGGACCCGAAGACGGGTGTCTCGATGCGACTCGAGGTGACCCGCGTCCACAAGGCGGTCGTCTGGGAACTGGACGTCTTGTACGGCGGCAAGCTTGTTCGCCCGGAACTGGCCACAGTTCTTCTCGGCTGACGAGCCTCGTTGAGAGCGGGTCGAAAAGCCCGCTCTTGGCGATGCAACTCCTTCCTTCTCAGTAGAGGCACACCACCATGGACAAGGACCAGAAACAGCGCGTGGCGAACATCGACACCCTGCGCTCGCTCCACAACAACAACGTCGAGCTTCGCCACCGCGTCGACGGCAAGACGATGACATTCCCGGCCGACCAGTATCCTGACGGTCTCGAAAACAGCGGCTACAATCCAGACGACTGGATTCTGTCCTCTGAGTTCGAAGGTCCAGAGGGTGCTGACCATCCGGAGGAAGTGGATCCGAACTCCCATCCGGCGTTCAAGGGCACTGGTCAGACGATCGGCACTCACCTCGGAACCACTGCTGCTGAACGTGCGGCAGTCGGCGACACTGGGGCAGAACGCACTCTCGGCCACATCCCGCCCGCTGGCATCGAAGCTGATGGTAAAACCGCAGCTCAAACCATCAAGGATCAACAGCAGCAAACGTCGGATGGTTCCAAGACAGGGCCGGCTCCGAACGCTTCGGACAAGGTTGCTGCGGAAACGAAGAAGTGACATGACGATCATCGCGACCCCTGGGGCCGTTGATGCGAACAGCTACCTTACTGTGGCGGAGGCAGACGCGTATCACGCTGCGCGCCTCCATAACACAGCGTGGACGACTGCGGACGAAGCCACTAAGGAGAGCGCTCTCCAGTGGGCGACGCGGGTCCTAGACCGAGAGTCGTGGGTAGGGTGTCGCACTAACGAGTCCCAGGGGTTGCGGTGGCCTCGGACCGAGGTCTACGACCAAGACGACTACTGGGTGCCACAAGACCAGATTCCGAAGTTCCTGAAAGACGCGACGGCTGAACTCGCGTTTCTCTTGCTGACCAGTGACAGGACGGCAGACGCTGGGACAGAGGGACTCAAGGACATCAAGGTCGGCCCCATCGAGATCGCGATTGATCTCTCTACCAAGGTGAAGACCATGTCCCCAGAAGTCTGGGACATGATCAGCTTCTACTGTGAGTCTGGAGCGAGTTCACTGACGCTTGAGAGGGGGTGATTCGTGGGTTTGAGGGCTGTCATCGGGAACGCGATCGACGTGGCCTTCAGGGCCGCTGACGACGTCGTCATCCCGATGACGTATCGCCACTACGGCGACACCACTGTTCGCGACATGGACACGGGTGAATATAGCCGCTCGTTCGTCGACACTCCTGACATTGACGTCATTATCGCAGACGCAAAACTCCTCGAAGGGCGGGCTAACGTCACTGAATTCGATTCAGTGCTCATCATCAGAGGCGCGCAGGTTCCTGTCGTAAGCATTGGTGACTTCGTCTTCACGGATACTGCCCAGTACGAATGTCTGCAGGACGTGCCTGATCCAACCACCCAGCTCCACCAGATCGCTGTTCGCACCTCGAAGATTAAACTGCCAGCGTCCGACAACGTCGTCACGATAGACGGAGGTGGAGCCGAAGGTGGTCCGATGGACGTCATCGATGGGGGCGGCGCGTGACTCAGATGCGCTCACGCATCATTCACCGCAACGACTCGGCCGCCGCCTGGCTCTCAGCCGACCCCATTTTGGGTCGCGGAGAATTCGGAGTCGAGAACGACGTCGTTCCATACAAGTTCAAGATCGGAGACGGGATTTCGAAGTGGAGTGAACTCCCGTATCACGGAACTGGGACTGGTGGCGGTCTCACGGGCTATCTATATATACAGTCTTCACCCAGCGTCACGTGGACTATCAACCACAATCTCGGATACAGACCCCAAGTCGAACTTCGTGACACGGGTAACCGGGTCTATGAAGCAGATGTCGAACATCCAAACGTGAATCAAACTATAGTCACGCATGTGGCAGCTTTCGCTGGGACTGCGTGGCTCCTCTGAGGACTTGAACAATGGAACGTCGCTCAAATATCGCGTTCGTCGGTGGAGCTAAAGTCACGGGGGCTCCTGCTGCTGCGAACGCTGGTGAATACGTCGAATACGCCCAGTGGCTGGCCGACAAGCAGGGCATCGCGTGGAAAGACAACGTGCGCGCTGCTTCTACGGCGAACATCAATCTTGCGTCTCCTGGCACGGCTATTGACGCGGTCACCATGTCGAATGGGGATCGCTTCTTGGCCAAAGATCAGACTACGGTGACGCAGAACGGAATTTACATCTTCAACGGATCAGCGGCGGCGGCTACCCGCGCCACAGACGCAGACACGTTTGACAAGCTGGAATCTGCCGTCGTGCGCGTCGATGAGGGTACCGCCAACGGCGGCACGCAGTGGCAGCAGACGCAGGTAAACGGCGTCATCGGTACCAACAATGTCGTGTGGGCCTCGAATCAGAACAGCGCCCCCAGCGCGAGTGAAAGTACTGCAGGTATCGCTGAAATCGCCACGACCTCTGAGGCGAACGCAGGCACAGACGACTTGCGCATCATCACGCCGAAGAAGCTCAAGGAATTCACGGGCTTCACGCGCAAATACTCGACGACCATCGGTAACGGGTCGCTGACACAGATCGACGTCAGCCACAACCTGGGCACGACTGACGTGACGGTGGCCGTGTACGTCGCCAGTTCTGGCGCTGAGATCGAGTGCGACAAAACTCGCACAGATTCCAACACCGTCAGACTCAATTTCACGGCCGCTCCGGCGAATAACGAACTCAAGGTGGTGGTGATCGGCTGATGGAACGCAGGTCTTTCGACAGGCAGTTGGGCGGAGTTCTCACTCGGACCCCAGTCACGGCTTTGGGCGTCACTGGGTCTGTGAGTATTGACTGTGCTCTCGGCAACGCTTTCTTGCTGAACGCCCCAACTGGTAACGTGACACTGTCGATCTCCAACGCACCTCCTAGCGGCCTATCTCAGACGATCGCTATCAAATTCGTGCAGCATGGCACGACCTCCAGAACGGTCACATGGCCGTCGTCTTTCAAGTGGCCGGGTGGAACCGCGTTCGTCGTTTCCACGGGGGCCGGTGCGGTGGATCTCGTCGTCGCCACGACCATGGATGGGGGCACGACTTGGCAGGCGGCCGGCGCGAAGGGGCACGCGTGAGCCTTCAAACGCACCATCAGATATTACTCGCCGCTGACGATGGCGGAGAGCCAACGCCGTTCTTCTTCGGTCTGCAATCGAATGGTGGTGGAACGCTACCGGCGTCCGGGAATCGCGTTTGGGCGTCGCGCTGGCAATGCCCATCGGACGGCAACGTGTTGTCGATGACCTACGTCGTCAAGGCGTCCCCGTCCGGACACGTCAAGTTTCTCATCTTCGCCGACTCGTCGGGTTCGCCGGGCACGTTGCTCGCGCACAGCGCGGGCGTTTCCAGCGTGCTCGGCAACACGACCGACACGCTCTCGCTCGCCGTCACGGCCGGCACTTGGTATTGGCTCGGCTTCGTCAACGACGGCGCGTCGTTCCCCGATGTTTACTCCGGGCCGACCGGGCTCCCGACAGCAAACAGGCTCGCTTACGTCGAGGGCTACAACTATTCAACGACGCCCGCGTCGCTGCCGACGCCTTCGGCGATCTACGACAGCGCTTCGGCCGAAATTTGGGCCGACTGCGAAACCTCCTGAGCCAACCTCCTAAAAGAGTATAGAGATGATCAAGGTAATGTTACTGCTGTGCCTCTTAGCTACGCCAGTATCTGCGCAGATATCTGTAGCTCCGCGAACGTCCATCACCTTCACGCAGGGCTCTACCTCGCGCTCACTCCCGGCGACAGCGAACACGAAGGTCTCGAACGCGATCGTCAACGGCAACACGCGCTATCAGGTCGGCGGCTCGTGGGTGCAGTTCCCTCTTTCTGGCGGTGACGTGGTGACGCGCTGGAATCTCTCGACGTGTCCATCCAAGCCGGCTCCGTTGACGCGGCATGCGGACTGTCCATCGGGAACTTCGGGAGACGGGTGGGAGCAGACGGCGGATTGGACCTCGGCTCCTGCGCCAACGTGCTGGACGCTCGGGCGCTATCTTCCGACCGATCCTCCGGAAGGCGCTTGCGCTGCGCTTCCCCCGCCAAGCGGAGGGCTCAACATCGACCTTAGCTATGTCGATACGTCGAGCCCGCAATACGCGCAGTTCAAATCGTTCGTGGACGCCGCGGTTGCGGGGAATCCCGGTTACGGATTCCAGGCTACGGACGCCGCGTACCTCTACCGCATCACGCATGACTCGCGGTACGCGACTCTGGCCGTGACGATGGCGGATCAGCAGGTGGCGGCTGCCGAGACAGCCATCGCGTCGGGGCGCAATCCGGAAGTGGCCGGTGACAGCTACTACAGCAGCGGCGACATGATCGGTGATGTCGCGATTGTGTACGCGTGGTGCGGCGACTTCATGACCGCAACACAGCGGTCGCGCTGGTCGGCGTATGCCTCGCAGACCGTCTTCAACATCTGGCATCCGGAGCAAGCCGCATGGGGTGGCCGCTCGGCTCCGTGGTCGGGATGGGCCGTCAACGACCCGGCGAACAATTACTATTACAAGTTCCTGCGGGCGACGATGTTCTGGGCGCTGGCGTCCGACGACTCCAATCTTCTGGATTACCTGCGTACCGATCGTCTCCAGCTGCTCACGAGCTTCATGGCGACGGTTCCCGGAGGCGGCTCGCTGGAGGGGACCGGCTACGGCACCTCGCACATGATGCTGTTCGAGCTCTATCAGGTCTGGAAGGATTCTGGGCAGGGAGACCTCGCGACGCTCAACACGCACCTCGCAAACAGTCTCCGTTTCTGGGTTGCGGCAACGATGCCGACTCTCGACAAGTTCGCGCCGATCGGCGATCAGGCGCGCGTCTCCGAGCCGCAGATTTACGACTACCAGAGGCGTCTGGTTGTCGAGGGCTACCACCTCACGGCCGACGCCGAGGCCGCGAACGAAGCGGCATGGTGGCTCAACTCGATCGCGAACGGTTACGCCGACCATGGCCTGATGCAGAACGGATTCAACTCCCGATTCAACCTCGTGCCGGTGGCGAGCGCCGATGCTCCATCGGTCCTCACGTTCCGAGCGCCGGAAGTCGGGCTTACCGTGGGCCGCACCTCATGGTCTACGGATGCGACGTGGTTCGGCGTCGTCATGGGCCTTTACGACCAGTCGCACGCGCATCAGGAGCAGGGCGGCTTCACGCTGTACCGCAATACATGGCTCGCGGTGACGAACAACATCTGGTCGCACAGCGGGATCAACCAATCGACGATCGACAAGAACGTCATCCGCTTCGAGCGAAACGGCGTCCAGCCTCAGCGCTCCTGTGATACCTGCAAGGTCAACGTGACGAGTTACACGACGGGACCGAGCGGGGAGTTTCACATCACTGGAGACCTCACTGGAATGTACGCTTCAGGCGCAGGAGTTATGAGATGGATTCGCACAGTCGATTTCGTGGGTGGAATCGCGACGATTTCGGATGATGTCCAGACGTCCAGTGGAACCTCGGCGACGTTTCAGTTGAACGTTCCGACCCAACCGACGATCATCGGAAATGTCATCACCGCGGGAGCGCTCAAGGCGACTGTGCTGAATCCGGACGGCGCTGCGATAAGCACGCTCGACATGCGCACGGTAAACGTGCCCGGCTACGGCAACGATTACAACGCTGGATGGCGGGTTGATGTCGCGTGTAATGCCGGATGCAGGATTGAACTTCGTGCAAATTGAGCCGAGGTTATAATGGGTTGGGCAGCTGACATCGACAAGGCCGCAGACAAGCTGAAGATAGGCGTCGGTACCATGGTCCGCCTGATTAGCTTGTACATCTTCAAAGGTGTCGTGCTCAAAACTCCAGTTGACCAGGGTCACTTGCGAGCGGCTTGGAATATCTCACTCAATGAGCCGAAGTTCATAACCGTGCCAGGAGAGAAAGGTTCGTCGGAACTCTCGGAGAGTCTAGGATTCTTCCCTCGCGTGTATATCACGAATGGCTTGCCCTACGCAGCTGTGGTGGAATATGGACTCTACAGGGGTCTCGGCCCTAAGACGAAAGAGGGTTCCAACCCAACGACAGGTGGGGGTATCTTTTCGAGTCAAGCGCCAGCCGGCATGGTGGAAGTGACTCTCAATGACGTAGCGTACAACTTGAAGGCTATCGTGAATGGAAATTGACGAAGCCATCAGGGCGATCGAGAAGAGAGTGGCGGCCAACTACACAGATGCACCACTCGCTTTCGATAATGAACCTCCCACCGAAAGGCGAGATCCTTTCGTGAGAGTGAGCGTGCAAACTGGAGACACTTTCCCTAACCTGGATTCTACGTTTGAGCGTTCAGGTGGATTGGTGTTTCTCTCGGCTATCGTTCCGAAAGGGCGTGGTGACCTCTTGGCTTGGCGGATGGCTCGCCAGGTGGCCCGCACGTTGACGTACAAGACATTCGACGGTGTGAGGTGCAGACACGCGACATTCCAGAACCTAGGGCTCTTGAGTGATGCCCTTGAAACAGATTCTGGTTGGTTTCAGGTGAACGCCGCTGTGCCTTTCTGGTTCGAGAACTATCCATGAGGAAACTGACATGAGTGACAGTAACAGAACTGCCGTAGCTTTCGCCATCGAATCCACCGCCGGCACTGCGGCCACGGGTCCGTATCAGGCTCTCAACGTCTCGTCCGTGAACCTGGCTTCCCAGAAAAACACGGCTGAGGAAAACACCATTCGCCCGGACCGAAACCTTCGAGGTCTGATCATGACGTCTCTGCTGCCAACTGGCGGCTTTGGGTTTGACATGATCTTCGGGAATCTCGACGGTCTCATCTTAGGCATGATGGGCCAGGCCGCGTGGTCGACACCAGTTTCGTTGACAGCGACGAGTGTCACCATCGCAGGCAGCACGATCACTGCTACTGCGGGCACGCCGTTCTCTGTGGTCGCACCCGGGCAGTGGCTCAAGATCACAATCGCTTCAACTGTCTATCTGGTCAAGGTGACGGCCATCGGCGGCAGCGGCGCCAACATCACGGTGACGGGAGCCACTCTCCCCACAGGCGCACAGACGCTCGCCAGCGTCAAGGGTAAGTTCATCCGCAACGGCACGACTCTCCAGACGTACACTTTGGAAACGTCGGCCCAGGACGAGGCGACCAAAGGGTTCTTCCAGTTCCTTGGTTGCGTGCCTAACACGTGGTCAATCCAGGCCCAAGCCGAGCAGATCGTCACGGGCAACATGGATTTCATGGGCATGTCCGCCCCTCCTCCCACGACCACCTCAGCCTCGGGAGCCGCGTACACGGCAGCCGTGTCGAATGAGTCGTTCGCTGGCCTCGCGGGAAACATCGGCTCGATCTTCCTGGGCAGCACGCTCATCGACGCGACGTCTGTCGCCGTGAAGGGCCTCAACTTCAGTGCGACCAACAACGTTCGTCGTGACGCAGGCATCAACGTGGCCCGCATGGGCTGGGGTCAGTTCACCGTCACTGGCCAAGCTTCGACCTTCTTCAAGGGCGGTCTGGCCGCAGTGGATGCGTACTTCACCCACTCTGACGTGGGCCTGTCGTACGCCATGATCGATCCGGCGGGAAACATCATGGTCTTGACGTGGCCGCGCACGAAGCTGTCGAACTTCCAGAAACAGGCTGGTGGCAAGAATCAAGCTGTGATGGGAGACCTCGATTTCACTGCCGTGGTCGACACCACTATCGGTGGGTTCACAATGCAGGTAGACCTCATCGCAGTACCGTAAGAAACCAACCCTGGTTCTAGGTATAGCAATATAGCTATATTGCCCACTTAGACCAGGATAACCCTAGGGGCTGGTACCCGCCAGCCCCTCAACACAGACACAAGGAGTTAACTCGATGAAGCTCTCGTCATTTCGCCAGGACACCCAGGCCTCGAAAGAGGGTGTTGTGAGATATTTCGATGATGAAAAGAAGGTCTATGTGAGAGTTGCCAGGCTCGGTAATGCGAAATTCGAGTCCGAAATGAGGCGCCTCTTGCAGCCATATAAGACTTTCCGCAAATCGAGGGTTCCCGATGAAGTCGTGGAGCGCCTCACGAAAGAGGCGATGGCGAGAACTATTCTCCTCGAAATGGTTGGTTTCGAAGATGATGCGGGGGACATCACTGGCACAGTGGGAGCCCCCATCGAGGACACGTTCGAGAACAGGTTCAAGGTACTTTCGAGCAAGAATTACGAAGAGTTTCTCGAGATGATTTCGGGAATCTCAGCGGACTGGGACAACTTTCGCGGAGAGATGGAGGCCGAAGCCGAGGGAAACTCCGAGAGTTCTGCGAGTGGCAGTGGACATGGGGGCGACAGCGCGAGTTCCTAGTCGCTCTCGAGCGACAGACGGGAGAGACTCCTGAACCTCTGCAGAACGAACCGGAATTAGATCCAGACAATCATCCTTACCTGAGGGCTTGGCAGTTACTGGCGGAGACTCGTGAAAAGGAAACCACGATCACTGCTGCAGGTCCTCAGATCAGCTTGAAGAAGATCAGATTTCAGGACATCTTGCTCTACGCTCAATCATTTCCAGAGGATGTAGATGATTTGAGAGTGTTTATCCGTATGGTGATGGCTATCGATGACGAGTTCCTGACCAATGGACTTAGGAAAGGCAACACTTCAAGTTGAAGTCGACTCCTCGGGGGCCCGTTCAGGTGTCAACGACGCTGTTCGTGCGTTTGACATCATGAAGAGGAGGGGACAAGAGGCTGTTCAGGGAATCAGCAGCTGGTTCGGTAGACTTAAAGACCAGCTGTTTTCTCTCAAAGGTCTTTTGGCCGGTTGGGGACTGTTCGAGCTCGTCAAATCTTTCATCGATGCAGGTAAACAGACCGAGATTTTCACTGATCGACTTCAAGTCCTTCTGGGCTCAGTTAAAGAAGGCAATCGTCTGTTTAAGGAAATGCAGGCGTTCGCTATCAAGTCGCCATTCCAATACAAGGATGTGATGGAATCGGCCACCACTCTAGCTGCTGTGCTCAAAGGCGGTGTGAACGAGATCAAAGAATGGATGCCTTTGATCTCGGATTTGGCTGTCGCCGCTGGTCTCGGAATTCAGGAGACCACAGGTCAAGTCGTGAAGATGCTGTCTGCTGGCGCAGGCGCTGCCGACATGTTTCGCGAGCGTGGCATTCTGGCCATGCTGGGGTTCCAGCAGAAGGTGCAGTATAGCGCCAGTCAGACGCGTGAGATGCTGATCAAAGCATTCACTGACCCACAATCGAAGTTCAGGGACGCTTCTATAGCGATGATGTCTACGTGGGAAGGTGTCGTCTCAAACATCGAGGATCGCTGGTTCCAATTTCAGCAATCAGTGATGGTAGATGGCAGAGTCTTGAACTACATCAAAGCCCTCGTTCAGACTATCTCGGATCGACTTACTGACGCTTTTGGACAAGGCACTGATGCTGCGAAGAATTTCGCAGATTTCCTCATCAGAGGAATGGAATCCGGGGCTAAAGCTATCGCAGTCGTGGTACAGACTGTTAATCTCTTCACAGTAGGTATTCAAACGCTAAAAGAGGCTTACAGGGGTCTCGTAGCTCTGTGGCATGGGGCTGACGCTGAATTTCTCCAGAAAGACTTGGAACGAAATAATGACGCGATAGATGAAGCCAGAAAGAAGTTGGAACGTTACAAAGAACTCGGGGTAGGTGGGCTTAACGGGGTCAGCCAGCAGTCAATGACTGACGCTCAGAACGCTTACAACGACGCAGTAAAAAAAGGAATCGAGATCCAATCAGATCTTGCAGTTGCTCAAGAGAAGGCAGGAACCAGTGCCCTTGAGAATGACAAGCAGATGCAAGTTCTCATGGACACCATCGATAAATTCAATAAAGGAGCTGGCCCGGACTTTGATAAGTTTCTCGCCGACGTCAAGACTCATTTCGATGAGTATAATGAGAAAACAGCTAAAGGATTTCAGAAGACGAAAGATTTTCGCACTGAACTTGACAAGTTCGCACAGCAAGGGGGCTTGACCCAGAAACAGCAGAAACAACTCAACCAAGCCTGGGACGAGGGAGTCGGGATTCTCAGCAAACTCGATGAGCACATCATGGGGGCTGCCGGAGACCTGAGTGAGACGGATAAGATCTGGTCAGATTACGGGAAGAATATCGCAGATATCTCGAAACAGTGGACTGAATACGAACAGCACGCGGCTCAGCTCTCTTCTATCGGTATCACTGAAGAGATGGTGCGTGCTCGCGTCACGAAAGCTGTCGAAGCTGAGACGAAGGCGCGTGACGCGCATCTCGCAGCCTATGAGAGAGAGATCGACTTCATCGGCAAGGCGAACAAAGAGCTTGACCAGCAGTTCGCCACTCTCGGTATGGATGATCGCTCCAAGTTCATTCACGACGTCATACAGAGAGTGCTCGATGACTATGATAAGTTGAGCGAAAAAGAGAAGGAGTTGCACCCGCTCAACCAGCAAGGAATCGCCGACCTCAAGGCCAGGGCTGGCGCGTTCTATGACGAGAGTCAGGCTATTGAGCAGGGTAAGGACATCCGGCGCGAATACGTCGGATTCTGGTCTTCAATGCTTAACGACGTGGCGAGCAACACCGCCAAGTTTTTCACTGGCCAGATCAAATCATGGAAAGACTTCGGTAACTCACTGCTTGACAGTGTCAAGAATCTGGTGGCGCAGATCATTGAGCAGTGGCTCAAACTCTCGTTCGTGAATCCCATCATCAACGCCTTGTTCGGCAACATCATGGGCGCCGCTCTTCCCACTATGGGGGGTGGTGGATACGCCGGACTTTTGTTTGGTGGAGGTGGAGCCGGAGGTGGGGCTGGCGGTGGAAGCATCCTCAACACAGCCACAGGCATGGTGGACGCCGGTCAGAAACTATGGACAGGATTCAAGGACGGGTGGACTTCGTTCTTCGGCACCCCTAGCGCGAATGCGTATAGTGGTTTTCTAGGCACCTACACTGGCGCGCAGTATGGTGGGGCTGAAGTTTCAGGTTTCGCTGATGAAATGGGGTTTGTCCCTGACTACGGCGCCTCTGTCCCTTATTCTCCAGGCGTAGCTCCAGGCTCGTACACGTACACCCCTTCTCCCTGGGTTCAGGGAGCGGGCATAGCCGGCGGGGTTTACGCCGGCTACAACCGCTGGCAAGGCTCGAACCATGACGCTGGCGGCGCTCTCGGCGCAGCCGCCTACGGTTACGGGACGTACGCCGCCACGATCGGAACAGGTGCAGCCCTGTCTGGAGGCATGGCGGCTGGCATGGCGGCTATCCCTGTGGTAGGCTGGATAGCTCTAGCCGCCATGTTGGTTGACATGATCTCAGGTGGCAAACTCTTTGGAACCGGTGGCAAAGTCATTGGAGGTGGTTCGAACATAGACGTCACAGCAGGAGGGGCAGACCTTTCCCAGTGGTACACAACCAAGGGTCAGAAGGCATTTTTCGGTGGCGCGACGTACAAAGAGCATAGCATGGCTGTGGATGCCGAAGCGCAGCACGCCGTTGATGTATTCTTCCAGCAACTAGTCAACCAGTCCAAGTCATTCGCCACGTTCTGGGGCACCACGATGGGTGACGTCGTGGGAGGTTCGTTTGAACAGAGATTCGATAAGCATGGCAATTTAACTGGGTCTACGACAACAGTGGGTGGGCGATCATTTGAGGGGGAGACCCAAGAGCAGTTCATGGAGAGACTGTACGCCCAGCAGCAGATTCAGATTTTACGGTCTGGGCCAGGCGTTGACGTCACTAGCTACACTGACCAGTTCATCCAGAACGCTGACTCATGGGCGCAGGCAGTCCAATCTGTGAGCGATATGCTCGCCCAAGCTAAGGCTGACTATGGCTCTGGACAATTCTTGCTTGACGCGAAATCGTCACTGAACGACGTTTATCAGGTAGTTGAGTCTTACGCCACAGCTGGTGAAGACATCAATCAGGTTTACTCAGACTTGATGAAGTCTACACAAGGTTTGAAAGACATCTACGCAGCTCTCGACATAGAGACTGGTAAGTCAGCTAAGGAATTCGTCGCTTTCGGTAAATCTATAGCTGACGCGGCTGGCGGGG